CATTTTTTCAATATCACTCATTGTATATTTCTCCTTTTTATCTTTTTTTTTGTAAATGGAACTGCAAACTGCCAGTCTTTGAGTGACATCAGGATATTCCTCTTTGGACTTATCATCTGCCATACATCTTGACATAAACTTACTTCGTTCCTCCTTATCTCTTGGTTTAACTAATGGCATTATTTACCTTTTTTCATTTTCATAATTTTATTACAACAATTTGTAAACCACTTGTATTTATCGTTTGTTCTACAAAGTGCTATACCAATTAAAATTCCAATTATATATTCCATTTTTTTTCTCCTTTATTGAAAGTCAGGTGTTGTGTAAACTACTACGCACCTGCAATTAATTGTATTTCCAGCAGAACCTTTTGGATCGCCTGGAAACTTTAATTTTTCTCCACCAACAATAAATTGCTCTTCAAGTGGTACAGTTTGACCTGACGCAAATGCATGAGCAACTCTTGTTCGTTCGTCTTGAATTGCAACCCATTCTTTAACAGTACCAGCTATTCTCATATTTTCTGCTACTGCTTCATTGGCAAATGATGCAACTCTATGTGTTTCTGTTCTTGAAATAAGGTTTGCTCTATAAACTCCCATTCCAATAATCATATTTCTTATTGCAGTACCAGTTTCTTCTGTTGATAAACCATCGTTATAACTTTTGTCAATAACTTTCGCTATTCTCTTACGAGTAGTTTCATCAATTTCAGTCACCCACACTGCACTATTTTCATCAATAAACTCTGATAACTGTTTATCAAAATCAGCATCAAAGTCTTTTGAATAAAATCTTCCTAATGCGTATTCTTTAAAAGCATTACCAATAACTGTATATTGTACCTTAAATATGGATTTCAATAAGTCACCTTGTTTTCTTAACTCAAAGTCAAGCATTATTTGACTTCCATATTGTCCATAAGCATTACCAACTCCTTTAGCCATACCATTAAAAAAATTCTTTAATGAGTTTCTCCATTGTCTTTCGTATGGAGTTCTTAATCTATTTTGTTGAAACCAAATTCTTTCTTTGACTCCTTTAAATAGTTTTAGCTGTTTAGAGTTTAAAACCATTATTAAACTGTTCCGCCTAATTGTACTGGAACAACAGATATTTTTCCATCAGAACCACCTACTCTTAAATGAGAGAAGTAATATCCTGTTGGTACTGTTAAAAAATAATTTGTATTTGGCATTAATATAACATCATCTGTATCTGCCGCTGTTCCACTTGCCGCATTAATACTTATGTATGTTGCAACTGTACAAGTAATCATAACTTTGTTTTCTGGTAAAGTTATTGCACCACTTGTTGCTGAACTATTTCCAACTGTTGCTGTATAATGTCCTGATAATATTTTTACTACCATTTTTTTTCCTCCTAATGTATTGTTTTATTTTTCATTTCATCTACATCTAAAAGTTCTTCCAATCCCATTGAAAATTGTTCAGGTGTAAAATCTATGCTTCTTGTTAAAGCGACAAATGATGCGTGATTAAGTGCATCTTGTTTGTCATTAAAAACTCCTACGACTATCTTAATTTGATATTCGTCAGTCTTTGGATTTTTTTCTATAAATAATCTTGATTCAATCATGACTTTAATGGGTGTCCACTTGGTAATAAATCCAAATCAAACTTACCTCTCCTAAATCTACCAGTTCTTACAGCAAATAAAAACGCATTAACTCTAGCGTACGCCCACTGTTCTTCACTTCTTACAGATGGTCTAACACTTTGTGGATTAGTTCTATATGCTCCAATACCTCTTCTGAATACTGCACTTAACATTCTTAATGTGACTCGCTTACCAGGTTTATCTCCATATTTTTCATTATGGTCATCTACTTTTTTTTGTAATCCTTTTTTAACTGCCGCTGTGACTTGTTTTTCTTCTATATCTATTTCAAAAAATTTATCTCTTTCTCTATCTAATTGATTTCTGATTTTTCTTGACCAACTAAATCCTGCATCTCCACCCCATAATGCCCATGCTATTCTACCATTTGATGGATAACCTTTCTCTCCTGGACTAAAACCCTCTGCTTGTTTATCAACTTCGTGTCTTGAAAAAAAACTAAACATTCTTCGTACTGTACTTGGAGATAAACTTACTTTGTTTACAATTTGATTTGCTCTTGTAGCACCAACTCTTGTTCCACCTCTACCAAATTCCTTTCTCCATTCTAAACCTTTTTTGGCTTCTTCTACCATACCATCTGTTGGTGTAGTATTAATATCAGAGATAGCTTTGATAATTTCATCACTATCGTCCATATTTTCCATTTCTTCTGGTTCATCTTGTTCTTCTTGTAATTCTTCTGGTACATTTTCTGTTGGTATATCTTCTCCTCTATCATCAGGTGCAGTTTCGTTAGCAATGTTTAAAGGCATTAATGTAGCTGGTACTAATAAACTATCAGCACCTTCTAAAGTTTCATAACCTAATTGTTCTCTTGCTTCATTACGAGTTAAAATACCATTCTGTACACCTTGTGTGACTGATTCAAAAACTCTACGTCTTTGTTCTGCCATCGCTGGAATAGAATCAATATCATATCTTAATTCTAAAGCCTCATCATTAAATTTTGGTATTAACCATTCATTTAAATCTGCTTGTATTCTATCAAGTAAAGGAATAATTGTTTCGTTGTAAAGTGCAAGTTTTGCTTCTGCAAAATTAGAATATGTTTGTGCATCTGGAATACCTATTAACTGACTTGGTACACCATAAACAAGTGCAATATCTTTTGCTGCCATATTTTTTAATTGGATAAAATCCATATCTTTTGGACTTAAACCCATTTCTTTCCAATCAAAATCTCCCTCTAATAACATTGGCTTACCAGCATTACCAGTTCCACTAAATCTTTGGTTAATGTCATTTATTAATTGACTTCGTTGTGTATCTTCCAATCTTACATTACCACCAGTTTCATCTTTTGGTTTAAATACAACAGCACCACTTGGTCTTGCACCATTTTGTAATAAATTTACATTGTGTTTATTTGCCAAGTTATGTTGATCAATATCTACTGAACTAGCTTGTATTGGAGACATTCCATAATAATCATCTAATGGATTAAAAAGTTTTATATGTTTTATTTTAGACGCACCAGTTGCTTGATCAATATCATAACTTTCCTGAATATGTCCTCCAAGAATATAATCATACGCCAATGGCATAGATCTGTTTCCTTGTCGGATTTTTATTCTGTCAGGTCGTAATGTATAAAGTTCTGTTGGTGCGCCATTATCTGGACCAACTGATAACATATAGCTGTTTCCAGAGATAAGTAGGTAAGAATAAACTGCTTGAAAAAATTCAACTTGCGACTGCGTTGGACTCGGACTTTCTATTAAATCTAATAGTGGGTGTGAATCAACTTCTTGATCGCCTCTAAATAGGTTTATTTTAACTCTACTTGCATTTGTTGCAATCTCATTAATACATCTATTAACAATAGCATTTTCAGAATAACCATCTGTTGCTAAATCTTGGTATGATATTTTTGATTGTGTATCATATCCAAGTTTGCTGTAATAAACAACTGGTGCCTCTTTTTGTTCTATTGTTTTTTTTTGTATTTTAAAAATATTTTTTAAATTATCATATAATGTTGCCATTAACTTACTCTCCAATAAATATTACCACTTCTAGTGGATAATTCTGTTAAACCCCAAACCAAAGCATCTAATCTATCAGGCGAACCTTGGTATGTTGCTGGATTATAATTAGCCATTTGGTCTTCCAAAAATGGAAATGGTTTTAAATGTTTTACTCGTTCTTGTTCGTATAAAGCTGATATAGGTTCAGCTCTAATATATTTTCCTTTAGTTGCTCTTACACTTCCATAACTTATGTTTCTGTCATTAGTCCTTATCACTTTTTCAACTAAATCTCCACCATTATTTACTTCGGCTATAATCTTGTCAGCATCATATTTATAATATGTTTGTATTGCTACTTTAGACCAAGCATCAGGTGTATATTTACCAGAAACATCATCAATTACATAAAATTTATCATCAGTTCCTATTCCAACAACTATTATTCCAGTTTCATTAGATTCAGCTTTTGAAGTGACTGCTGGATCAATAGCAACAACTACTCTTCTGTAATTTGGTATTGGGTCAATAGATTTATGTAATGCTTTTTGTAATTGTGTTCTATTCCATAAAGCACCAACTACATCTTCCAAAACTTCTGCGTATAACTCTTGACGACCTAATCTTGTACCCTCATATTTTTCTTTTAATTTTTCTACTGCTGACTCTGCAAGATTTTCTTTATTTTCAAATGTGTCTCCCTTTGTGACATGTGTATCATTGTCCTTTAAAAGACCTTTAATTAAATCTGTTGGCTTTGGTGTAGTAGTGACAACTATTTGTGGTTTCTCTCCAAGTCTTAATCCAAATAATAATTGATCCCAAGTGTCAGAAGATTTCCAAGCACCAACTTCATCACACCAAGCACGATGAAATTGTGGTCCTCTTAATCTATCTGGTTGTTCTGCAGAGAATGTTCTGTATATAGTTCCATTTTTTAAAATTAATTCTCCAATAGACCTATTCCAATTATCAATTAAATCATCATCAATACAACTTAACAAACCTGAAACTCCCTCAACACAAGTATCACGACCATCTCTATGAGTAGGTGCTACAATAGCAATTCTTGAATTAGGTTTTGTTAATCCATAAAATGCAATATCTTCTGCACCAGTTCTTGTTTTACCCCAACCTCTTCCAGCAAGTATTAACCAAACATTCCAATTACCCTTTGGGGTTAATTGTTTCGGTCTCGCTTTCTTGTACCATTGTAGGCTTTGGAGTAATATTTTTTGGTTTGAGTTGCTTAAATTCGTCAAATATTTTTCTGATTTCAGTAAGCTGTCGTTCTTCTCCGAAAAAGTCGTTTCCATCTTTACCTGTTATTTCAAGGTGGTTTTTTTCTCTCCACCCTGCTTGTGTTTTAAGCCAGAATATTTGTGCAAGAACATTACCATCTTTTGCTTTTTTAAATAGTGCTTGTGATATTATCGCATTTGCTCTTGCTTTGGAAGTGTCTAATTGTTCTCTGTAATGTTTTCTTAAAGTCGGTTCACTAATTTTTAAAATACTGGCTATTAATTGTTGAGTGACTCCAGCTATTGTTAAGGCTTCTACAAGTTTTGTATCTTCCTTTGTTTTCTCATATTCTGGTCTTCCAACATTATTATTTTCCATAATTCTTTTTTTATAACCGAAAAAAATTAATTAACCAATGTTTATAATGATTTTTATTAAAAAATAGTATTATTTATGAGTAATTATAGAGAAAAAAATTATGTTCTCTAAATGTTCTCATATTTCTTTAAAAAACCCTTATTTTATAAGCATTTTAGACTAATAATAATTAATATTTTTTAATAATAACTATTTACACATTCCAAAAAACCAATATAATCCTAGTATGAATAACAAAAACAATAACAAAAAAAAGGAGATAGTTATGGATAAAATAACTAAAATCAAAAAAATGCGTATCAAATTGTTAAACAGAATGAAAAGAACAACAGTTTTGATACCAAATAGTGCTGGTAAGATAACTGCATATACAGTTGTTTGGAAAAACAAAACATATACAGGTTTATCTCCAAATCATACAATTCATAATGTTATGAAAGGAGCAAACTAATGACTACTAAAGCACAAGAAACAATCCAAAAACATAAGCTACACCAAAAACAATTATTAAATGGTAAATTGGCTTATTCAGCAAAAGAAATTGTAAATGCTGTTGAAAAAGCAGTTTTACAAGATGACACTTATAAAGCAGATACATTTGAATTAAATTGTTTGCTTATGAATGTTCTCTCAAACCTAAATCATTTTAACAGAGAAGAACAACAAAAAGTTTTTTCTGCTATACATGATTCAAACCTACATAAGGAGCAATAATGCCTACTCAATTTACTCTTAACCAAATAGAAACATTTAGCAAAAAAGTTGTTGCTCAAATGGACAAGTATGGCAAAGATTGGTTAAAGCCTTGGACAGAACAGGGCTTACCAATCAGATTGTCAAATGGTAAACACTATTCAGGTGGTAATGTTTTCATGCTCTGGATAGCAAAATCAGAAAATGAATACAAGTCAAATACATGGGGTACTTGGAATCAGATTCTGAAACTTGGTGGAAGAATCAAAGAGGATCAAGCAAAGAAATATCATTATGTTTATTATAATGAAAAAAAATCTTTTAAAACTGGAGCCAAATTAGAGAATGGTTCAGATGAAACAAAACAAGTTTGGTTTCAAAAGTTTTATCACGTTTATAATCTTGATCAAACTACTCTTGATGATCCATACAAAAAACAAACTGATGGAGCAAAAACATTACCAAATGTTGAACAATACATTAAAAATACTGGAGCAAATATCCAATACAAAGATGTAAAAACATTAGGTGCTTTATCTGGTTGCTACTATGTACCAAGTGCTGATTTTATTGGAATGGTCACTAAAGACCAATTTAATAATTTAAGAAACGAAGACGCAACTCAATTATATTATGCAACTTTATTGCACGAACTAACACATTGGACTAGCCACAAAGACAGATGTGATAGACAATACAAAGAGAAATACTTTGAAAACTTTAAGAGCAATGAAACTTATGCTTTTGAAGAGTTAGTTGCAGAATTAGGTGCATCAATACAATGTGCTATGTTAGGTATCCAAATGGAACCAACAGAACACGCTTGTCAGTATCTTAATATTTGGAAAGACAGAATAAAAGCACAACCTGATAGCATTTACAAAGCATCAGCTTTTGCAAATAGAGCTGTTCAACATATTATAGAACTACAACCTGATATGGAAATATTATCAGCATAACTCCCTAAAGACCCCTATCATTAATTTGGTAGGGGTTTTTTAATGCCAATTATCACATTATAGGTTTTCCCTTACCATACTCGTACAGATAAATCAATAAAATTTTTTTTTATAATAACCAAAATGTATAGCAAGATCATCTAAAACCTCTCGTAAGCGACTGCCCATGTATCTTTCAGCAATATTTAATAATAACCTACATTGTTTTAGTGTGTAATTTTCTCCACAAATATAACAAGCAATAGAAAAACCTTTATTTCCTAAAACAGTATGTATATCTCGTAGCTGTGCAATATTACCTAATGCTGTATATGAAACCTTATCTTTTGATTGTGCATCAATAAATCTTGAATAATCTCTCCCTTTCATACCACCTATTGCACTATTTTCAAAAATTTGTCTAAATCTAATTCCAGCTTTATGTTGATATGAATTTATTAAATGTCTATGAAACATATAATCCAAACCACACTCTCGTACATTTACCATAACAACACTTGTATATTTTTTCCCTTGTGGAGTTAGTTCGTGTCTTTTTTGGGGTACTATCAGTTGTTTTTTTTGTTGATTATCTTCCATTTATTTATTAATAAATGACTATGGAAACCAAAGCAATAGAAAATCCAATCCATAGTGCTGATAAATACCAGCAAATTGATATTGAAACATTAATTCCACACCCACGAAACTATAAAAAACACCCTGATGACCAAATAAAACATCTTTGTGAATCAATTAATGAAAATGGTATTTTTAGACCAATAGTTATAGCAGAAGATAATACAATACTTGCTGGACACGGAGTTGTATTGGCTTGTAAAAAATTAAATATAAAACAAGTTCCAACTATAAGATTAAATTTAAAATCAGATTCTAAACAAGCATTAAAAGTATTAACTGCTGATAATGAAGTAAGTCATTTGGCAATAGGAGATGATCGTGCATTATCAGAAATTTTAAAAGAATTATTAAATGATGAAGTTGGTTTATTAGGTACAGGTTATGATGAAATGATGTTATCAAATCTTTTGTATGTGACAAGACCAGCTAGTGAGATTCAAACAATGGACGAGGCAAAAGAGTGGACTGGTTTACCAGAATATGAAAAATCTACTTTACCTTTAAAAATTACAGTAAGTTTTGAAAATGAAAAAGACAGAAGAGAATTTGCTACAAAATTATCTATACCATTAACAAATAAAACAAAATCTACTTGGTATCCTTACAAAGCACCTGATGATATGAAAAACATAGAATTTTCTGAAGATGAATAATGACATATCCAATATATATTCCAAGCAAAGGAAGATACGATAATTGTTTTTCAGCAAACTTATTATTACAAGAAAAAATAAATTTTAATCTAGTTATTCAAGAAAAAGAATATGATATGTATAAAAAATCATATCCAAATAATAATATAATTATAATTCCACAAAAAGAAATAGAAAATTATTTAAAAGATAATTTATGGGCTTTACCATTTACAAGAACTTGG